TCATATAGTTACACAATCGACGATGTAAAAAGGTTGCCGTTATTTGGGCTATTAGAAAAACTTGGTTTTTATGATTCAACTACCGATAGAATATGGAAAAATAGTAATATGAGAATTTATAACGATCTTCTCTATATGAATGAACCTTCTGAATGTATAACTATCTATGGCAATGGTCCGGTTAGAAAAACTATTAAAGGTATGTTCGGTACAGGTGCACCCCATATACTAAAGAACTTCAATTCTAATATCTCTTCATTAACAGACTGGAATATTAGATTTGCTTATCTCGTTAATTGGGCTAGAAAAAGATATGCTAAACAGGGATTAGCTTTTGATCTATCTAAAATTCCTAATATAGAAAGTTATCTAGAATCTATCTATAAAGAAGATATCCCAATCTTTATGAGCATGTACAAAGATTTAGATCCAAGGTCTAAAGAATTGTTTCTGAAAAAGATAGGTAAGACCGAGGATGATGTAAATAAATTGGTTGCTCTTTATAATAAAGCCACTAACATTATGAAATGGGCTTAATCATTTCTTCTTAAGTCTCTTTCTATATCTCTCTCCTTAATAGATTCCCTTTTGTCATAAAGCTTTTTACCTTTAGCTAAAGCTATTTCCATTTTTAGCCTATTTCTTTCGTCTACGAATATCTTAACCGGTATTATGGTTAGCCCTTTGTCTAGTGAGGAGCTTAGTTTTTTTAACTCTTTCTTTCTGAGAAGAAGCTTCTTATCTCTAAGTGCTTCATGTTGAAAGGATCCAGGACCAGGGGTTACCCCCAGTCCCTTTACCCAAAGTTCCCCCTTATCGAAAATGCAATATGTGTCAACCATAGAAGCCTTACCGTCTTTGATCGCCTTTACCTCAGTGCCCAATAGGCATATCCCTGCAGTGTAGGTATCAATGAAAGTGTATTCAAATCTGGCCTTTCTGTTAACTATTGATTGCATTATGGATTATTTCTTCTTAACGTCTTTTTTAACAACAACCTCATCAATGATTCCGTATTTAACTGCTGCATCAGCATTTAACCAAAAATCCCTTGTTGCGTCCTTCATTACCTGTTCTGGTTTCTTTGAACAGTAACCACCAAGAAGATTGAAGAGAATTTTATTGCACTCTTCCCATTCTTGCATATCAATCTTTGCATCCTGTATATTCCCGCTGAAGCCACCACTTGATTGGTGTAGCATCACTCTACTAAATCTCAATGAGCTTCTCTTTCCTTTTGTTCCCGCTCCAAGTAATACTGAACCCATTGATGCTGCCATACCTGTATTAACAGTTCTAATATCTGCTGAGATGTATTCCATTACATCAACCATAGATAAACCCGATTTAACTGATCCACCTGGGGAATCAATGTGCATAGTGATATCCCTATTATCCACAGAATCCAAATACATTAACTGTGCTTGTACCACTGTTGACATGTTGTCGTTAACTTCACCTGCAACCCAAAGGATACGATCTCTCATCAAACGAGAAAATATGTCCATTTGGGTTACCCTCATTTCTCTTTCCTCTAAAATATAAGGGGTCATTGATGCTTGGATTTGCTTATCGAAATAATCTAATTTCAATGAGGAAATTCCATGTTCGCTTCTAGCGTACTTTTCAAATTCTGATTTGTAGTTCATATTCTATTTTTAATTGTTTTCTTTTTTTAACTCATCCCACACAACTTTTGTTTCATAAAAGCATGTGAGTTTAATCCCCTGCTCGACAAATTCCATTGCTTCAACTATAAGTCCCTTCCATTCTGTCTCATAGTAACCCATATCAGCTCCGGGTTGTCCGTCATATTTTGCTGTGGTGTAAGGACCTCCTGGTGGATCAAACATTATAAGTTTATTGTCGTCAGTGACTGAAGTTCGATAAAAATCTGGGGAATATCCGGACATTATAAATTCAGTTAACGATATTCTTTCAACTACTATCGTATCCGAATGACGATTTACGTGACTTGATCTCTTGATATTATTTTCCATCACAGATTTATATGGGCAAAGATAAGAAATAATCCCGTTTATAAAAAATAAATTACCATATTATCCGGATCATTTATCGGGTAATCCCATATAACTTATATAAATTAATTAGTATGAAGGAGAATCAGGAGTCACGTTTAATTTCAATCATAGGTTCACCAAGTTCAGGTAAATCGACACTAGCAACATCTATACATCATGGGTTAAAGATATCTAAAAGAAATTCAGTGTTTGTGGGTGAAGCAGCAACAGATTATATTGCAGAGTGGGGAATACCAAATACACCAACAGATCAGATCATAATATTTTATAAACAGTTGGGAAGGGAAAGAATGTATGTTGGATCTAAGGAGTTTATCATCTGTGATTCTAGCTCTATCCTAAACTACTTTTACTTCAGATCTTTATTTAGTCCTGTTTTAAGTTTAAAGGATATAGCAACAATAAATCATCTGCAGAAGGAAATTCTGAAATCCTTAAGTCAGTGGCATAAAATATATTATGTTCCACCGTTTCTTGATGAAGAAGATCAGAACGATGGTATAAGATATCACAATAAAGAAGAGATAATTAAATTGGATTTAATAATAAAGAATTATCTTGAACTGGAAAGAATTCCATATACCGATCTTTCATCGATACCGATTGAGGAAAGAGATAAATGGGTTTTGAACGATCTTACTAAAACTCGTAAGTAATTAGAAAACTGGAATAATAGCCCAGGGTTCGGCAGGAAGCCAATATTGGGCATCAGCCATAACCTTTGGCATCTGCTGTACGTTTATTGTATTTCTCCAATTAGGAGTCTTATTCTTATTTAGCCCTATGTTAAATCCGGTCATGCCAACCCATTTTTGAAGATATTTTTCGGTAGGCATAACTTTTTTACCTGATAGTTTACCGTCTTTATACCCTATGATATAAATCTCATCGTATAAATTAGCCATATAAACTGGTATTCCCGGCTTATTCCCGACCTTCATTCTGGATAATTCCTGAACATATTTAACAGACATAAGGAAAACATAGCTTTTATCCGCCTGATCTTTCTGAGGCTTACCCTTAATAAAAACCCATCCGCCTTGTGTCCAAGGTAGGGTGCCTTCATTTAGCCAGCTTTCGTATTCTAGTAAGTTTTCCACACCTTATATATCAACACTATTAGATATATACAATAAAATTGAGCTTGCTATGAAAAAATTCTTTATGGAACTTCTTTCAGGGAAAAGTGACACGTCCAGCAAAAGGTTTGCTGCACTTTTTACCCTTGCTAACCTTATAGTTATAACTTGGGTGGCTACTTTTAATGCTAAAGACTGTGTTACACCTGAGTTTATGTATAATGCTTTGGCATTAATAGCTGGTGGAGGATTAGGATTAACCGTTATAGAAAAGATATTCTCCTCTAAAAAAGGAGTAAATGATGACGTAACAAAAACAGATATATAAAAATGAATAATCTAAAAAAATAAATACAAAATGGAAAACTTATTAGAATTTCAAATGTTTAATCCCCAAGCTACAGGATCTGCTCCAGCAGGATTTGAGGTAGCACCTCCAGTTTTTGGAACTGTTGATTTCACAATGTCAGGGGTATCTGACGATGCTATGAAGCTTATCGCAGGACTTATGGCTCAATCGGTGTTGACATCAGGTGAAGCTGAAAAGATAACTAGAATGGCAGATACTGATCCAGCTGCGGCAGCATCTTATCTACAAAAGAGGGTAGAAGGAATTTTAGCTGAAGTTCCTGGATTAGCTCCTGCATTCCTTCAGTCTATGAAATCCCAATCTTCAAATATTGCTAAGACAATGGTTCAGACAATACCAGGATTACTTGGTAATTTAACTGACAAAGATATCGAAGCAAACGAATTAAAACCAGATACATCTAAAGCATCTTTCCTAAGTAAGCTTAGCGGATTTTTTGCTGACAATCAGGGGGCATAATGAGATCTGTAACATCATTTAATAATTTTAAATCTACTCTTAACGAGGAAACTACGGTTAATCTTCAGGGATATACTAAAGATGATGTTGAAACCGCATTTCGCGGTATTGAAGATGATCTTAGCGATTATTATTCTGTCGATGAACGGGAGACAAGCATATCCCTTGAATGGAATGTAAATGCGTATGGATCGCTTGAAGTTGAATGCTCGATTAATAATATAGAATTTGATTTTGATCATTCCGGATTCGCTAGAGCTCTTATAAGAAACTTGTCTCATGATCCGGATTCAACAGGGCCTAGATTTAACAAGACTGAAATAGAAAGAGCAATATCGGAAGTACATCATAATGCGGTCTTTCAGGAGAAGATCAAGGTGAATTCGGGTGATTTTGCTACTAGAATATTCGTTGAGCAGAATAGGACTTCGACCGAGCTCACAGTTACTGGTGAAATAGATGAAGACTCTGTTGATTTATCTGATGCTGATATAGATACTGATGTAATACTAGAAGAAATAATAGAAAAACTCTACGGTACTATTGCTAGAAGAATCGATTACACATAATAAACGCTATGAAAAGAATTAAATTATTTGAGTCATTTATAAATGAAACTGCAATAGATCTACCAGACCCAAGCACAGCTGGTGAAGTTTTTGCTGGTGTGTTAGCAGGAAATAAAAATTCTAAGGAAGAACCAAAAGGTTCTAATACAGGATCAATGGTTAATCAATACCTATCATCGGTTGGACTTAAACCAGGATTCCCCTGGTGTGCAGCATTCGTCTACTATATTTTTGATCAGGTTACCAAAAGACTTCATGTTAAAAATCAGCTTCCTAAAACTGGGGGAGTAATGAATATGTGGAAAAGCTCAGATCCTTCACTAAGAATAGACATAAAAGATGCTAAATCAAATCCATCTCTTATAAAACCAGGTCAGATATTTATTATGTCTAGACCAGGTAAGGGATTAGGCCACACCGGAATAGTTATAGGTGTTGATGTTAATAGAAGGGAATTCATAACAATAGAGGGTAATACTAACGACCAACAATCAGGTGAGGGAGATAGGGTCGGAGTTAATAGAAGAAAGCTTGATAAATTACCACTTCTTGGATTTATAGATTATTTTAAAAATAAAAGAACTCAAGAATTTGAAAAAGATATTATGGCTGCAATAGATAAGACAAAGATACCTTTATCTCCTTTGGATAATGTGCCATCCGATGCAGTTGTTAGTGGTTATGAAGAGACGCCAAATCAAATTAAATCAAAACCATCCGGATTCGTATCTGGTGTATTAGCTGGGATCGTACGTACAATTAGCGGAAATTTAGCATCTGCTGAAGAAATACAGGCTCAGCTAGATAAGCTTAGGTAATCTTAATAACTTCTTTATTTTTTATTCCCCCTAGAGTCCTTCTTCGTCCATAAGGCTCGTTTTCTTTGTCTACCAACCAAACATAAGTTTTATTGTAGGTTCTTTCGTCTATTAGATATTTTATCCCCTCTATCTGATAGATCTGGTCAACTTCTAGTACCATTGGTTTTTCTTTTTTATTATACATCTTGGCTTTGTTTAATTTCTGGGTACATCTGATCAATCTCTATTTCTTCCATACCAAATCTTTCTTTTAACATATTTGTTATCGCTAAAGGTCCTCCTGTATATTCTACTGGAGGCCATTGACCTCCTTCACTTTCTAATATCTTGTGAGATATTGAATATTCATCAAGATACTCAAAGAAAGATTTATCAAATTCTTCATTCTCTCCAAGAATAGTATCAACCTTTACAGTAACAAATTTAAAAACCATATCCTATTTTTTTTTAGCAATTTTATATACCTGTTTAGAACCGACTGGTATGTGTGACTTTGTTTCGTAGGTACTATCCAAGTTCGTTTTATTTAACCAAACCGGAGATACTTCTTCCATAAAGTTTCTTGGGGGGATTCTTTCAGAGCTAATTACTATATGTGTGTCCACAGTGACATCAAAAGTGTCTTTGCCTGATATTAGTATATCACCATCAATAGCTTTATCTATTGCTTTTCCTGTTTTTGTTACACAAGATGTCATAAGGAGGCATAATGTGATTGAGGTAAAAATTATTTTATTTTTCATTTATTTATATCTTAGTGTAAACTATATGATTCGTTTCGATTTAATGGAAAGAAAGTCTAATCCCATATTTTTTGTTTTAAAAAGGTTGATCTAATGCTAGTGCCATCATGTGTGTTTCCCTTGCACCCCATTCGGTTAGAATGCCTGCAAATTGGTTTCTCGATAAACCATTTATGAAGTACGATTTTTCTTCTATCAGATGCTTAGGTGAATCCTCTGGTTCATTAAGATCTGTGATGTCATAGAAGTATCCGAGTGCATGATCGAAACCATACACTAGTTGCTTGTTGTCTTTTTTAATACTATATCTGCTCATGAGCGTTTTGTTTTAATAGTTTATTACGTGAACTGATAGGCCTTTTTCAGTTGCGAGATCTATCATATGTTTTGTACCCCTTGATACCCCGTCCCAGAATGCGATTAAGCAATCTGCATAATCCGCCATTTCTTTG